AACAGTATCTAATAGAAACTTCGATCCTGGTGGCGGAAACAGTGGAGACACTGATACCTGGAACAAAGTATTGTATGATTCTAATGCAATTAGTTTCAATCAAAATAGTATTATTGCTGGTCAACAGGCTGTCATTTCACCACACGATCACGAACCATTTGAAACTACATTTGATATAGGAAATTTAAGACTTCCTAACACTACAAATGCAAATGTTATTTCAAATGTTACGCCAGCAAATGTTGATAAAGCTTTCAATTTGAATGTTACTACATCAACACCTTCATTAATTTGCTTATACTTAATCAGGGCATTCTAACATGGCAAATTACGCAAGAGAAAAATCTAAATTCGGCGGAATGGTAGGTAGCATTCAAATATTTACCAGTTTTTTAAACTTATCTAATGATCCATTAGATGATACATTTAAAACAAAAATACCCGCTGGATATTTGCGCTGCGATGGTTCTATTAAAACAGCTTCAGATTATCCTGAATTAGCATTAATACTAGGAACGGGTAGTAATTCTAGATTTAAAAAAGAAACAACAGAATTAACAGATAATCAGTTCCAACTACCAGATTTAGGATCAAAATATCTTTCGCCAGGATTATCTACGGGAACATATAGCGATATAACTTTGCTGCAATCAGCAAATACTAAAAGAGTTGGTGTTGAAGTAGAGGTTACCTCTAACGTTGGAAATAGTGTGACGATTGACTATTCTGGTAATTTTACAGTCGTCGGTCAAACTGGATTGCCTATGCTTGGAAATGCTAAATTCAATCCACCAAATACTGATAAAAAAACATCAACTACTATTTTAGATGCTGGTAATTTCCAAGCACATGGTCATGGATCAAATGCTAAAGTTTTAAATTATACAGGAAATTTTAAAGTTGGTGCTGAAGGTAAGAGTGGTCAAAACTGTTCTCCTTTTGGTGGTAATGCTACGGTAGGATCTGGTAATCCAGCAAACACTACAGCATCTAGTCACTCTCATGGTATTACGTGGCCTTCTAGTTATACTCAAAACTTTGTATATCAATACAATACGTTTAATGTTCCTGCAGATAATTTACAAACGACATTAAATATTTCAACAAAAAACGTAAAAGTTTTGAACGACAGTGTAACTCCATTTGTTGTTGTAGAATACATTATTAAATTTTAAATATGGCATTAGTATACGATTATCGCCCTGGAGTAAATTTAAACTTCCAACTATTAGATGGGTGTGCAATTTATGCATCTGGTTATGGTGTTTATGGTGGTGTAAACAGCGGAGAACTAGGTGGATGGACTACTCCAACTGGTCAATCATATCTAAGCATAGGAACATTTAATACTACTAGTTATGTGCAAGATAGAGAAGCATCGTTTTTATTGAATTTAACTTCAATGGATACGATTACTCTTACTATCATAGCTGGAAATGATTTTAACGGTGGAGAAAGACCTAATAATGTGGGAGAATCTTTGTATCTTAGATCTCCAACAGGAGTTGTTAGAACCTTAGCATTTTCTGGTCAGGATGGCGGATTCACATATCCTGATTTGGGTGGTCAAGAAAATTGGTTTACTCGATCTTTTGCTTTAAATGCAGATGAGAAAACAGTTGGATTGTGGAGAATAACTGCATTCAGTATTCAACAACCAGAATTCATGGATGGAACTCCATATACTAGTCATATCAATGCAGGTGATAGATATGGTGTTTGTAGACTTGAAATTTATGGAACTCCACCCACAACAATTTCTTCTTTTACAATTAACGGAGATCCAACTACTGCAGAAATTAATCCTGGAGATCCGATTACTTTTGCATGGAATACTAGATTGGGTCAATTATCTACTGCTACTTCTACTAGCATCAATCAGGGTGTTGGAAATGTTACACCTGTTGACGGCGGAACGTTAACTATTACTGGGCCTACACAAACTACAGTTTATACTTTAACTGCAGTTGGTGGAACTGGAAATGCAACACAATCAGTTACCGTTCAAGTCATAGCACCAGATGATGTTCCCGATTTATTTACTTTTCCTAGTGTTCAACAAGCAGATTTAAATACATCATATACTAGTAACACAGTAACAATAGGTGGATTAGGTCCAGGTATTGCTGTTAATGTTGATGCAACTAATGGTGCCGAAACATCTGTGAATGGTGGTGCATTCTCGACATCTACAAAAAGTATAACTAACGGTCAAACCCTAGCAATTAGAATGACCTCTCCTACTGGGTATGATAGCACTAAAACAACAACTATAACCGTTGGATCTGTATCTGGCACATGGTCTATTTCTACTGTTTCACCTCCCGCTCAAATTCCTAATTTATTTACTTTCAATAATGTAACAGAAGCACCACTACAAACATATGCTTATAGTAATATTGTTACTATTACTGGTATAACTACGACTGTTAATGTTACAGCACCAGGAAATATTCAATATACAGAATCTTCTGTTAATGGAGGTCCTTGGAGTAATGCTATAAAAACTATTAGTAATGGTCAAACATTACAATTAAGAATATTGACAAGTAATGTTTTAGGTGATATTAGAACTACTCAGATTGCAGTGGGTGATGGTGCTCCTGTATCATGGCAAGTTACTAATGTTCTTGTTGCTGACGGATCGCCAAATTATTTTGAAATTCCTACTACAACTACTGGTAATAATGCACCACCAGGAACTGCAATTGACAGTGCTCCGTTTACTGTAACTGGTATTAATGTTCCAACACCAATAACTACTACAAATGGAGCATTGATTTCAATTAATGGTGGTGCTTTCTTATCTTCTCCACAAACTGTTAATAATGGTGATGTAGTGGTGATACGATTAGATTCTAGTTCTACTCCTGGTGGAACTGCATCTACTGAAGTTACTATTGGATCTGGAATTAATACATTGTCGAATACATATACTGTGACGACTACAACTGCTGGAGATACTATTCCAGATGACTTTTTCTTCTTCAATAAACTTAATCAACCACCTAACACCTATGTGTATAGCAATACAGTAATTTTGACGGGTATAACTTCTCCATCTACTTTAACTGTTACTGGTGGAGCACAAGCATCTGTTAATGGTGGTCCTTATGCAACAACTCATACTGTGAACGAAGGTGACACATTCGTGTTGAGGCAATTATCTTCAACAACTTTGGGAGCAACAATTACTTCAACTGTTACCGTAGGATAAATGGCAGGATCTATTACACTCACTTATAACTATTCTGCAGGAGCGCAGACCATCACAGTTCCTGGAGGAACACAAAGCCCTACTATTACAGTAGCTGGTGGTAGAGGGGGATCTGGAGGTGCTGATGCAGGTGGATCTCCTGGTGGCGGTGGATCTGGTAGAGTGGGAACTTTTACAATACCTCAGAGAAGTGAAGATTACCAATTAACTTTATATGTTGGTGCTGCTGGAGACAATGGAGTTGGATGTGTCGCTGGAACAGGCGGTGGTGGTGGAGGAGATTGTGGTGGAAATAATGATGGTGACGGTGGCAGAGGAGGAAATGCTGGTGGATCTGGGTGTTCTGGTGGAGGTGGAGGTGGCGGTGGATGCACTGCTGTTTTAGATAGTGCGGTTGGTGGATATACTATAATCGCTGGGGGCGGTGGTGGAGGTGGCGGCGCTGCATATAATACAAATGGCGGCGGCGCTGGCACAGCAGGAGGATTTTCTGTCGCTGCAGGAATTACACCTTCGGATGGTGGTCAGGGAGCTGATAAAGGTGGTGATGGATCTGGCGGAGGCGGAGGCGGCGGTGGATCTGGTGGTGCTGGTGGCGGCGGCGCTGGAAATGATAATGGTGGCGTTTCTGGTGGTGGTGGCGGTGGCGGATCGCAATACAATACCTATTCATTAGTTAGTCAAACTACTAATAATGGCGCTGGATATGTTGTTATTACATTTACTGCACCTGCATCTATTTCTTATTTTAGAGCGAATGATCAATATCCAACTACAACAATTACTCAAGGGGAAACCGTTATTTTATCTTGGAGCACTAATCTTGGTGCCACAAATACAGCAACTAGTGCTAGCATAAATCAAGGAGTTGGTGCAGTTTCTACAGGAACTCAGCAGATTATAGTTGGTCCTTTAAATGCAACAACTCAATATACCTTGACTGCAACCGATGGAAGCACGACAGATACAGAATCTGTCACTGTTCAAGTTGTAGCGCCAGATACAACAGCTGATGCATTCGCTTTTGCAAATGTGACTGATGCATCTTTATCTACTCTTTATACTAGTAGTGCTGTAACTATTTCTGGATTAGGAAATGGTATTTCAGTTAATGCAGATGCTACGAATGGAGCAGAAACATCTGTAAATGGTGGAGCATTTTCTACTGCTACTAAAACCGTAACAAATGGATCGACACTTGCAGTAAGAATGACTTCATCTGCATCATATAATACGGGTAAATCAACCACTGTTTCCGTTGGATCGGTAATTGGAGTGTGGTCTATTACTACTACTTCGCCACCTTCACAGAATCCTAATCCATTTTCTTTTAATAATGTTACTGAAGCCTCTTTGCAAACATATATCAACAGTAATACTGTTACAATTACTGGTATAACACAAGCAGTAACAGTTACGTCACCTTCTAATGGTTTTGAGTCTTCTGTTAATGGCGGTGCTTTTAGCACAGCAGCAAAAACAATTAACAATGGCGAAACACTGCAACTTAGAGTTTTGACTAGTAATGTGCTAGGTGAGAATAAAAATACTGCAATTACTGTTGGTGATAGTGCTCCTGTTACTTGGAGTGTTACGAATGTAGCAGTTGCTGATTCTAGCCCAGACTTCTTTGATATACTTGATGTTACTGGAGCAGCAGTATCTACATTAACTAACAGTAATGCAATTACGATTACTGGTATTAATGTTCCAACTACAGTAACTACAACGAATGGTGCTCAAATTAGTGTAAACGGTGGAGCGTTTGTAAATTCTCCAACAACAATTAATAATAATCAGACACTGAGAGTAAGATTAACTTCATCTGCAGATTATGGTGGTGTTGTTTCTACGAATGTTACTGTAGGTAATTTAACTGATACTTGGAATTTGTATACAACTACCGCAGGCGATACAATTCCAGATGCGTTTACGTTTATTAATAAACCAAATCAAGCTCCAAATGTTTGGGTAGAAAGTAACACTATTCTTATTACTGGTATTACTTCGCCATCGCCAATCAGCATTACTGGAGGCGCACAAATTTCTATTAATGGTGGTGCTTGGGTTACGAGTGGAAATATAAATAATGGAGAAACACTAAAAGTAAGAATAACTTCCAGTGCTACTTTGGGAGGATCTGTTAACACACAAATATCGGTAGGAAACTAAGATGCCATATACAACTAACTGGACTGTTGGAACGTATACATCTGCTGACTCTCAAGATCCTGGGGTATGGTATAGCAGAAAAGCAATAAAGGAAGACGGTCTTGCTATTGGAACGGTTATTTCTATCTTTAGAGACAGAACAGGAAACTGGGGAGACTTGAGTGGAAGTCTTACATCTCGTTATCCTGGGTGGAGAGAATGTAATGGCGACACATTGAATGCTGCCGATTATCCAGATCTTTTCAATGCTATTGGCAATACTTATGGCGGAACAGGAGCAAAAACTTTATCTGGAAATAGTTATACTTACACTGGAACTTTCAAATTACCAAATTACAGATTGCGTAAATTGTTTGGGGTTGGTAGAATTGATGGCAATGCAGCATCATCTCCAATTGTAACGACTTATAAGGGGCCAGATCCTGCGTCTTCATCAACTGGAGATGGAAATGTAGTTGGATCTACTGGCGGAAATTGGTATATTAAAAAGATTGATGCTTCTGGATCTCCACCTGATGAACAAGTTTATTCTGGTAGCGTTCCTCCAGATGGTAAGTTTTTTAAACTAGGAACTTTAACTACTACTGGTGCCGAAAAAATTACTGGGGAAACTACATATACGATTACTGGTAATGTTTCTGGTGTTATCGGACCAGTTAAAGAAACAATTGTTATTCCAGCGCAACATGAACATGATGTTGTTACTGCTCAAAATGATGAAATTAACGTAGGTTGTGTTGCTTGGGGCGTTCCTGCTTTTTATCAGATAGGCACAGGTGAAATTGGAAAAACATTATATCCCTCTATTGGATATAATAGTGTTGTTGCTCCTGGTGGTAGTGTCAATAGAACTTTCAATAATTACTGGGCGGGTGCAGTTCAAAATAGTATTTCTGGATTACCTAGTGGTGGTAATGCATCTGCAGGTATTGATATTAATACTGTTACTGGAAACGTTACTGTTTGGTCTCCTGGAGAGTTGAAGACACACGCTCATTACTTATCATTAAGTTCTTTTGGCAGCACGGCTAATGTTTATGGATATGGAAACAATAATGGTGGTGGAGATGCTGCTGGTAGTATGCCAACTTCAACCAGTGTTACTGTTAATTTCTCTCAGACAGAATTAGCATTGGCAGCAAATGAAGCAACATTTGCTTTAAATCCTTCTAAAAAAGTTTTACCAACTCCTTCTTTGGCACCAGAGAACACTATTCCATTACTTACTAAATATTATCGAGTCAAATACATCATCAAAGTTTTTTGAGGAAAATTATGGGAGCTACACCAATTAGACCACTTGAGTTGATGAAAGATGAAAACATCACCAAGTCTGAATTCAATGATTTTATTGGCATCTGGGAAAATTTTGTTCCTCAGTATGTGTGCCAGAAAACTATTGATTATTTTGAAGAAACTATACAGGTATCAACTTTTTATAACGAAGATTTAGCAAGTGATGAATTTGGTGTTCTTGATGGAACAGGTCAATTTCAAAATGGTAGTTTAGGTAGAAAAGATCTTTCTATCTTATTAAATTATTCTAATCCAAAATTAAATTATGAATTGCAACAGTATCTAACAGCATGTGCTATTCATTATATTGATACTTATGATCAATTAAAAAATTCTAAATTGATTGCTGAAGATAATAAAATGCAAAAAACTCCTCCTGGTGGAGGATATCATGTGTGGCACTATGAAAATGCAGGTTACGGTCATCATGCAAGAGAACTTGTGTGGGCAATTTATTTGAATGATATGCCAGATGGTGAAGCAGAAACAGAATTTTTGTATCAAAGAAGAAGGATTAAACCATCTGTAGGAACTGTAGTTATTTGGCCAGCAGGAATGACACATGTTCATAAAGGAAATACAGTGTTTACGCAAGATAAATACATTTTAACAGGCTGGTTTATCAAGGCACCATAATGGCAAATTCCGATTACATGCAACCATCTCAAGATGAGATGGATAAATTTTGGTCTCAGGTAGCTGCTCCTAGATCTTCAAAATTTGAATTTAACTTCAAAGAGAAGGCTGTAACTCTGGGATTAATCAATGAAGGTGGTCAAACTACTTTTATTGTAGATGAAGCATGGCAAGAAAGGGTTTTGCCTTTGGTGAACGGATTTTGGCACAATGAAGGAAAAGATGAACTAGAATATATTATTCTGTATACTGATAATACTTTCTTGTGTCAAAAAAGAAGACTTAAATATGATTTTGCAACAGAATCGTCATATTGGGTCACTTACGAATTTAAAGAGTGTAAGAATTCCGAATTATTAGACTTATGTGAAAAAATCGAAGCAATTGTTGTCATTCAAAGAGAAGCAGAAACTAATCGTTTATTGACAGAAATAAGAGAATTGAATTCTCTTGATTATTTTTACGATGCTAAGTGGTTCAAGAAGAAAGACGAAATCAACAAAATGCTTCTATTTTCTGATTGGCGTGTTCTCCCAGATGCGCCACAGAAATTTGAAGGTGAAAGAGATATGTGGATTACTTGGAGGCAAAAATTAAGGGAATTAATGCCAGCAAAACCAAGAGAAGTGTTTGAAACTAACTTTGAAATGTTTAAGTTTATTACTACATTGAAGTATCCTATCGATCCTTCTGTTTATCTTGACAAATATCCTAATCGTGATGTAGAATACTTGTCTACAGAAGATCAATTTGATAAGTATGATTTCCAAGTATCAAAAGATTTTACTAGTGCTACTATGCTAAATCTAGTAATCTTTATGGAAACATATGACGATAAGATTAGACCAGTAAATGCAAAAATTTTAGAACTTTCTAAGCAGTTAAAGTTAGAAGAAGTATATAGAGAAATTGATTACAGTAAACTAAGCCCTCAGTAATTATGATACATGTTTTTGATATGTTGCCTTTGTCTGTAGTGAAAAATATCACAGATTTTTATGAATTTTGTGAATTCACTGATGGATCGTGGTCTGGATCTGCAAATAGAGATCTGAAATATAATGAACAGATATTAGATGAAATACATTATCCATCGTTAGTTCAGTTGATGGATAAGTATATTTCTGAAAATGCAGAATTTAATTATTATTTTCTTCCTAGAGGTCATACTCATCCCAATTTTTTGAGATATAAAGAAGGAATGCATTATGCCTGGCATAATGACATGTGGATTCTTGATGGAATGAAAACGGATTATAGTGTTACTTGTTTTCTTTCTTCTCCAGAAGAGTATGAAGGTGGTGAACTAGTTATTGAAGTTGGTGGTAAGGAATTAGAGTATAAATTAAATCCTGGGCAAGCAGTAATATATCAGACAGGATTACCACATTCGGTAAAGAAAGTAACTAAAGGTGAAAGAAAAGTTATAACTTGGTGGTTCTGTTCCATGATAGATAATGGAAAGAACAGAGAAATTATTACTGAGTTCAGTAAATTGTTAGCACAATTAGAACCAGATCATCCACTTAAACACAAGTTTGAAACTGTTCGTCATAATTTGATTAGAGAAAATGCAATCATTTAGTGTAGATGATATTGTAGAATATCCAGATATCTTTAGTGAATCTGATCACTCATCTATTTTGAGATATACTCAATTAGACAAATGGGCATGGGGGCATAAAAGTAATCAAACTGATAAAGACAATATGCCACCATTTTGGTATATGGGATTATCTGATGAAAAATTCTTTACAGAATATTTGTTTAGGAAGATCGAAAACGCTACCAATCAAAAATTTGATATGGAACGTGTTTATGCTAACGGTCAAACATATGGAATGCGTGGTAAACCACATGTAGATGGTTACGTCGATACTTGTAGAACATTTTTATATTATCCTATGGATTGTTGGGATGTTCAATGGGGAGGTAAAACGGCATTTATCATTCCAACCCAAACAGGAACTAAATATCATTATGTTATTCCAGAACCTAACAAGGGAGTTTTATTTCCAGGTCAAATGTATCATTGGGCAGAAGAAACTACTAGATCTTTTGGTGGAATAAGAATAACTATTGCTTGGAAACTATTCACAAAACAATCATGAACTATCAAGTTTACGAATTTCAAACTATTATAGAAGAATATGTGAAGGCAAAAGGAACTCCACATTTGTTTGTGCGTGTAGTTGGCCCCAACAAATGTAAAGATGTTGACAAATTGAACAAAGTGTATGATTTGTATAGACATCTTGTTACTAATGATGTTTTCACAGCAATTTTCAATAATGAGTTCTTTATTATGGAATTTGAAACTGTAGAAGAAGCAGATAGATTTTTGTCGGATAGTTTTCCAAATTCACCCACTGATGGCGATCCAGATTATTACATCTTTGGTGCGGTTTATAATGCTCAGGGTCAGTTAGTATTCTCTAACGAGGGCGAATAAGATGGCAATCGTTGATCACTATATTGGAGTAAAAGAATATAGTTTAGTTACTGAAGAATGTATTAGTTACCACAAATATGTTCCACACGATTATATTGAATATGGTGAAGATGCAATTCATCCACCTGCATGTGAAACATTAAAAAACTACTATCAATTTTTTGATGATTTGGAAGTTGGTAAAGGATTTCAGTCTGGAGCATTATTTAAAACAAATAGTTGTGGATTGTGGATATCTTCTAGCAATGAAAATAATATAGAAGCATATCATTCATATTTTGCATATGATTATAGGGGGATGGCAGAAGAATCCATTTCAAAATTCTATAAACTATTAGGAGACAAAACAGAACCATCTGTTTTAAAACATTTGCGTTCGCAAGAATTAGATATAGGTATTGAAGGTATATCTATTGGATTAAATGGAGAAGTTCTAAAGTATATCACTCTGTTTAGACCAAATTCTGATGTGTTGTCTTACTTGTCTGATCTAGAAGATGTTGATAAAGTGCAGCAATTTGTTGACTTGAATTATCCCAACATTAAAATGGGATTGGCAGCAGATCCAGATTCTTTTAGATCCCCAATTCGCATTCAATTTGATTCTACAGATGATGGCAAAATCTCTATTGAATTGGTTAGTGCATTTTTCCAAAAAGAATATTACTTGAGTAATAATTCTTATGATGGTTATGTTGATAGAAAAGATAAGTATTTTGACAGAATGCTTGAGACAGGATTATTATCAGAGGATGAAGTAAAATTCTGCAGAGAAAAGAGCCCTAAATGGCAGCAATTTTCTGTTAAGTTTAAATGGGAAGATGGTGTGATGGTAGATAAAAAATTATATACCTTTGTTGTTGTTGATTTTGAAGAAGTTGAATGATCTTAGGAACTACTTTTGGAAAATACCAATTAGATAATTTCAATAATAAACAAATTGAAAGTTTTCTATATTCATTAAAAGAATTGCAAACAAATTCTGATGTTCATTCTAACCGTAAAGGGTGGCAGAAAAATGAACTTCAGAATTTGCCACAATTACAGAATCTTATTTCTGCAATAGGTAAGCAGTTTGAAAATTTTATACAGAACGAATTGGTTCCTATAGCACCGTGTAAATTTTATCTTGGTAATCTGTTTTGTAACATTAATCCACCAGGAGCATATCATTTACCTCATATACATGAAGGGGATTTTACTGGTGTCTATTACATAAAAGCACCAAAAAATTCTGGTAACTTATGTTTGATTAATCCACAACAATGTCAGAGCACAGCAAAGATGACATCGCTGTTTCAGAATGTAAAATTAGAAGAGAAAATAGAACCAGAAGAAGGATGTGGATACTTCTTTCCAACTTATATAAATCATTATGTAGAAGAAAATTTATCTGAAGACGATAGGATTTCTATATCATACAATATTAATATTCACAGAGAATAGATTATGATTTGCAAAGTTATTGATGGATTGTTTGATGACATTTATGTTCATCAGTTAGATTCTATGATAAGAGATATCCCTCTTTGCTCTAATAATATTGCCAACAGATCCACATGGCCTTTTGGTCAAGAAGGAACACACAGATTGCTTGGTCAAATATTATTTGATCGTAAATCAATTAACAGAATAACTGTATTGCATGAGTCTGCTTCGACATTTTTTGATGTTTTTGAGATGATAGAAGATAAATTGCAGACAAAGTTTTATCTTTCTCAGATATCATTGAATGTTCAACATACTGGTTGTGATGGAACAACTCATTGTGATAGTAAGAACCCAAATGATTTTACTATTATGGTTATGACAAATTCTAAATGGGATTCTAGTTGGGGTGGGCAATTTCAATTAACAAGCGAAGATGGTTCTATTGTTGTTGAAGAACATGAATATAAACCAGGAAGACTAATTATTATTCCATCTACACATCCTCATCGTGGATTAGCACCAACCGAAAAGTATGTTTATAGATCTACTGTGGTATTTCGTGTAACTCCTAGGATGGTAAAATCAACGGAAAAGAATTTTTGGCAGGGGGCTTGACAGGGTTCGGTGCCCGTGCTACAGTAGCAGAGCACTGAACGGGAGACACCCCTATGATCGGTATCCAAGACTACGGTGACGATGGCGTGGTTCCGATGATCGAGTCGGATGACGTTGAGACCGTTGTTGAAAATATCCTTGAATATGTAGAGGCACGTTTCGAGATTCTTGACAAAATGGGTGGTCGTGATGCTGACATCATGGCACTTTGTCAAGAATTTATGGAGTGGGGTTCTGCAGAACAAGGTGACGATATTTCCTACTACGTTTGCCCATCATTTAACTGATTAATCATGATTTGGAACATTGACGCTCAAAAAGTTGCTGAAGGTTACGGTATTAGTCTGGAAGACTTTATCGAAACTGTGAATGGCAGCGGCACATCACCTATTACAGAAGCAGCAGTTGCTAATCTTCTTGGTGGTCAACGTGTAGTTGGTAAGCAACTGCCTTACGATGTTGTGGTGAAGGAACGTATCAATCAGTTGGTTGAAGTTCGCAACATTTGTAAGACACAATACGTTTATTTTTCTCCCTCTACTGCTACTGGTAAAGGTCGTTTCTACGATGAGAACGATTACCAGAAGAAATTGAGTTCTGTTGATTCGTATGTTTTTTGCGATCTTCGTGCTCGTTTCACTGAACCTCCCAAGTTCTATGAGATTCCAGTTGACAAAGTGGTAGAATTGACTAATAATGGAACTATCAAAGATGGTAAAGTGACTGTCAAACAGTTCTTCGACCTCTTCCCCTACGATCAATACGCTCTCAAACCCTGATATGCAAACGAACATCATTCACGTTGGAGACAACATCACCAATCTTCAGAATCTACCTGATTCTTCTGTAGATTTGTGTGTGACTTCTCCACCATATTATAATCTGCGTGACTATCAAAACGCAGGTCAGATTGGTGTGGAGAATACTGTGAGTGATTATGTAGAGAACCTGTGTAAGGTATTCGATGAGATCTATCGTGTGCTGAAACCGACTGGATCTTGCTGGGTAAACATTGCCGATACCTATGATAAGAAGCGTTTGCTTCAGGTTCCTAGTCGTTTTGAGATTGCTATGTCTGATCGTGGATGGCATCTACGAAACGAAATTATCTGGAATAAACCAAACCCACAACCTATCTCATCCAAAGATCGCTTTTGGTCTAATCATGAGAAGTTCTTTTGGTTTGTGAAAGACGTAAAGAAATACTATTTTGATCGTGATCCTATTCTCGTGCCACAAGCAGAGATTAGCATTCGACGTATGTTCTCTAAGAATAATGTAGACAAGCGTAAGGATGCTGGCGCATCTGAGAAAGAAGGATTTGCTATTTCTTCTGCTAATCAAGACAAGCATTATGCTCGTATGCGTGAAGAAATGGGCATTCAGAAAGACTTCAATTATGAAGAACTGATCGCATCTGGTAATTGCCCGATGCGACCAGAATTTACTGTCTGGGATGTTGCCAGCACCACTTACAAGGGTGCTCATTTTGCTGTGTATCCTCCTGATCTAATCACTAAACCTGTTCTTTCCTGCTGCCCTGTAGATGGAATTGTTGTTGATCCTTTTATGGGATCTGGCACTACTGGTGAAGTTGCAAAAGCAAATCAACGCAAATACATTGGATTTGAACTGAATCCTGAGTATGCTGCGCTTGCTCAACAACGTATTGCGTCTGTCTCAGGTGCGTCTCTTGGTAAGTTTCTTGACAATGCTGCCTAAACCCTATATAATGGTAGAAACGCAACAGACCAATGACTACGCCAAACTGGCAGCATCACTCTAAAAAGGAAGCAAAACGCACCCTCAAACCACAAGCGATGCGTCAAGCAAAGGCGCGTAAGCAGGCACTGAAGCGCAAACTGGAGGTCATTCAATGACAC